TTATTCCGTCGTTTTTGTGGCATTTGTGGCAAAATTTGTGGTGTTTTCGTCTGTTTTTAGTGTGAAAAAAGCATCTACTTTAGACTGATTATGTTGACGCAAATTAGAACTTAGATGACTATAGTATTTTAATGTTGTATTAATATCATCATGACCAAGCCTATCCGCGACATATATTATATCCATACCAGCTTCTACACATAAGCCGGTATGCGTATGTCGTAGCTTGTGTAATGTCACTGGTTCAGAATTAATTGTATTACATATCTTCTTCAAAGCTTTATTACATGACGCGTTGTCAATGGGCTTATTGTGGTAAGTGATGAATAATAACATCAACGGATTCTGTATATCATGTTCTTTCATATAATCAGTATGCCATGTAAGATAAGACTGGAAATATTGAACGGTGGAGTTATCAATATAAATCACACGTGATTTTTTCGTTTTAGTATCAATGAATGTATTAGTATACTTGTAATCCCAGGCTTTATTGACTGTAATAGAACGTTTATTGAAATTAATATCTTTCTTTGTTAGTGCAATAATTTCTTCGAACCTCATACCTGTCTGTACTGCTAAAAAGATAACTGCTCGTGATATAGAATGAAATTTTGCAAGTTCTTCTAATAATAAATGAACTTTGTCCGTTTCCATAAATTGTGCTTTTGTTTTTGCCACATCATGTCCGCTTATATGAGCGCCTATGGCTGGGTTTTTCTTCATGTAGCCTAAATGGACAGCTTTATTAAAAATTGCTCTAATTTTGCGGTGCCGGGTGTCTACAGTGGATATTGCATAGTCTACAGATAAATGATTAATAAATTGTTGATACTGCACAGCATCAATCGAATTAAGTTTAATTTTTTCATCGAAATAATCAACGAACTGATTATAAGCAAGATCATATAAATTAATTGTAGATTGACTGCTTTTTCCATCTTTAAAAGTTTTCATGAATAGTGTATAAAAATCTTTGAAGTTCCATTCTTTTAACGAACTACTATCATGCTGAACTTGTTTTAAGAGTTTAGATGCTTTATACATTAAGTTTGTTTCACTTGTATCTGTCAAACGCTTTTCTTTCCATTCACCGTCGACTTTTATGCGCAAACGAACGGCGTATTTTCCGTTTGTTAATTTTTTTATCTTCATTAATACCACCACCTGTTTATTTTTGGAACATATGTTCTTTTGAAGGGTATAGCAAATTATGGTAAAATGAATTTGCATACTCTATGTGTGTATTTAGAAACGCTTGTCTCTGTGCGGGGAGGGCGTTTTTTTTGTTATTTTAAATTGATAATTATATTTTCTGGAATATATTCTTCCTCTTCCCCTGTAAACTCATTATTCTCAAGAGGTTCTGTGGGAATCAACTCTACTTTACTAGTAGATTTTTTAGCTAATAGCTTAATGCTATTTCCCTCTATTTCTGAGTTTCCTTGAATTTCATATCCATTGTTCTTACCAAAATTTATTTCTGGATCATTCAATTTTTCTTGTTTTCCATCTACAATAGCGGTTTCAAAGTCAGACCATGCATACATGGTTGGAGATGGATTAGATACATTATATTTTATATAAACATAATAAAAATCTTTTTCATCTGTTTTGAAATTCATCTGAGTGTTCTCGCTTGCATTAGTGATGTGTCTAAGTTGAGCTTTCTTAAAATCAATTACTAAGGGGTCGTTTAGATTCATTGAAGAAAGAATAACTTTATCAGACTTAACAACTGTGTCTTTTTGATTATTAACTTCTCCCGCTTTATCAGATTTTGGCGGTGAAGTACTCCCGCAGCTTGCTAATACAAAAATTGCAATGGCGAAAATGCTAATCAAGGCGCCTCTTTTATTCATTCATTTCTCTCCCTTTATTATATTTTATATAAACACAATAGTGTAAATACCTAACAAGCAATAATTTGAATGCTACTTTTAAAAATAATTACATAGCCATTGCATTCAACTGTATTTCCGTATTTATTTTTATAATATTCGATAGAATGTTTTAAAAAATCTTCTGTCACTTCTAAAAAATCTGCAACTTCATAGTATTCTGTGTAACCTTCATAATAAGAATCAATTATTTTTCGCAAAGGTACTAGTGATTCATAACCCCAATTCCTGGCAAGTTTTTCTTGTTTTCTATCATTAACTGTTTCCTGTTTAATAATATTGCCAACAGTCAAATGATGATGACCAAGTTCCTCTGCCAATGTACAACGCATTTCAACATCACTCTGATTCGGATTTACAAAAATATGTTTATTGTAATACAGCCCCTTGTGAGAATTTTCCATTTTTGTATCTTCTATGATGGTTAATTCAGGATATTTCTCTCTGTATTTATCTAACCACATACTTTCAACTCATTTCCTATTTGTATTTTTGTTGAATGAAATCAATATATTCAAGAATTTTTTTCATGTCTTCTTCGGTTGCCGCGGGATCAATGTGCGCCGCCAAAGTTGCTGCTTCCGGCGGGATGTCATCTAGGAAAGGATATTCAGTACGACCAAGTAAATAATCAGTTGACACATTGAAGTAGTCGGCGACTTTCTGAAGTTTATCCGATGAAGGATTGTTTTGCTTCCATGAATATATAGAATTTTTACCAAATCCAACATCAGATTCTAATTTCGAAACAGGAATGCCACGTTTTTTACATAATTCTTTTACTCTATCAAATACTGTCATTGCAACCACCTAGATAAGCATATGAAAAATAATTAAAGAATTTTGTAGAAAATCATTGACTTCTATTGAAATCTTTAATATAATTTGTTCATAAGCTAATTATTTAGCTAAACAAGACAACAAACAACCCCATAAAATACTCGTTCCCCAACGATTAATGGCTTTTGATTAGGCTTGTTTAACTATGTTTACATTCTACAATAATCTTTAATACTTGTCAACATTATGCTAAATAATTAGCAAATTAGATAGAAAGGAGCAAAACCATGTCAGTAGAACATCAGCGTTTTGCGGTTGCGGTTTACGCAAAATTAAAAGCAATTAATATGAAACAATCTGATTTAGCGAAGACATTGAATATTAGCAATCCGTATTTGTCAGATATTATAAACGGCAAGCGCGAAGCGTCGAAAGTTAGAAAAAACATCATTGAAATTTTAGAATTGGAAATTCACGAAAGGAGCGAATGAAATGGGTCGTCCTGTAAAGAACAAACATAGAGCTATAAATTTCTTGTATGGTGTTTGGACATTAGAAGAATTCGCACAAGCTAGTCCAAGAACTTACGGTTGGTGGTTAGATAACATAAAAGACTTTCCAGAGCTTGCAGAATTTAGCAATTGGGCTACGAAAAATCAACGTGAAGCGTGGGCATTTGATGCAGTAAAAGCGAATGATTGGCTGATTAAAAAATTTGTATATAAGGAGGTCTGAAAATGATTGATGAAGTCGAACTATTACTTGCCAAAATACGAAAATATGACCCAAATTTTTGTCCTAAATCAACGGGTAAATATTTACTCACAGAGCTTCAATCTCGGCATTTAGACCACGAAATAAAACACAAGAAGAGACCAAAGTACAAGCATAGATTTGCGAATTCGATTGAGCGGCATTGGTAAAAGAAAAACCCACAGCTATAAATAGTAAGTTAGAGCTTACTAAAACTGTGAGTTACGAAATAATATTTGTATTAATTATAGCACAGATGTGGAGATAAGAGAATGAAAAAATTTTTAAATGAACATGAAAGTAAGCTACTAGTATTTCTGTTTTGTTTCCAAGTCGGAGCATTATTATCAGTCACATATATTGTAGCAGAGTGGATTAAAATATTCTTGAAATGAGGTTTTTAAATGAAGTTATTACGATTTTTTGAGCTAATAAGTATTGATGAAAACGGAAATGAATATATTGAAAAATCAGATAGATACACATTGGTTTGTTTAGCTTTGACTGTGTTGATCGCACTTGTTGTAGGAATCGGTGGATTGATATTAAATGGCTGAATTAATAATGATTGTTGCTTTGATACTTCTATTAATGCTGCTTGCAAGGAATGATAGAGAATGAATGTAGAAAATCCGCTGATAGTTGATGATTACTGGGATGATGGATTTCGACACTGAGGAATGAGGCGAAGGCATGACACTAACAACAGAAACAATTAATAATTTAATCGGAATAAAAGAATCATATCAAGCATCTGATGCGCTAATGAAAATATTGTTTGATAGAGAAAAACGAGAAGAGATATTTAAGCAGTTTTTACAACATGATACGCATTTAGAAAAAGATTGGTTTCACGTCTATTTTGAAGAAGAGCATGCGAATAAAAAGAAATATGCACAAGATTTTACACCAACTGCAATAAGTAATGTTGCCTCACAACTGGTACGAGGATTAACAGACAGTCAGGGCGGAACAAGATTAGATGTTGCTGCCGGAACAGGTAGTTTAACGATTTGCAAATGGTATGAAGATTGCCTAAAATATTCGCCGTTTGATTATCTACCATCTATGTATTTGTATCAATGTGAAGAATTATCAGATCGTGCGTTACCTTTCCTTCTTTTCAATTTATTAATTAGAGGAATGAACGCAACAGTTATTCACGGGGATGCGCTAACAAGAGAAGCGAAACAAGTGTATTTCATTCAAAACGATAAAGACGATTTATTAAATTTTAGTTCTTTCAACATCATGCCACACAGTGAAACCGTAGAGAAGGAATTTAATATTCATAAATGGATAGAACCAGTTATCGAACATATAGAAAGCCCTCTTTCAGTAGCTGATAGATATTTAAATGAGTTAGAAATAGAGGACGAAGAAGCATCACAATTGAAACTTTTTTAGGAGGGAGAACATGACTAAGAAGCAAAAAGAAATACTATTTTGTGACTATTTTGAAGAGTGGGTCGAAGTGTATAAAGTTGGAGCAATTGCAAAAATAACACTAGCTAAATATTATAATGCAGCAAAACAACTTCGAGATATATGCCCAAAACTTTTTATCTCAGATTTTGACAGACGAGAATATCAACGAATTATTAATGTTTATGCTGAAACACATGAGAAACAGACAGTTAAAGATTTTCATCATCATGTGAAAGCGTGCATTAAAGATTTGTTTCACGATGGATTAATAGATAAAGACCCAACATACCGAGTTGTTATCAAAGGTGCAGAACCGACAAGAGCGAAAAAACGCAAATTTTTACAGAAAGATGAGTTATCGAAGTTATTAAAATCACTCGATACGAGCCAAATTGGCTTCGGATGGTTCGTATTGCTAGTAGCTAAGACCGGGATGCGCTATGCCGAAGCTTTAGCCATTACCCCTGCTGATTTTGACTGGACAGCACAGACTATATCTATCAACAAGACATGGGATTACAAATATAACAAGGGATTTGCTAAAACAAAAACATTGTCGTCAGTAAGGACCATCAAAATAGACTGGCAAATCGTCGGGCAGTTCAAACCACTTATAAAAGATTTACCAGAAAATGAACCCATTTTCGTTGAAAAATTTGGAGACGGAACTTACAAACGTCAATTCAATTCAACTATCAACAATTTTTTAGCTGCTAAATGCAAAGAAACGGGCATTACACAGATTAGCTTTCACGCATTGCGGCATACGCATGCAAGCGTATTGCTGGCAGAAGGTGTTTCGATTCATACGATTTCAGCACGATTAGGCCATGCTGACGTAGGTGTCACACAAGAAACCTATGCGCATGTGTTAGACGAATTACAAAAGAAAGATGATCAAAAAATGTTATCTGTCTTGATGCAGATTGCGTAGCGAGGTGATTAGATGCGAAAAAATTGGACAGATGAGGAAATCAGAGTTTTACAGAATAATTACGAATACGTAGACACTGAAATAATAGCTAATTTTTTAAATCGCTCTTATCATTCAATAAAAAACAAAGCGGTGCGACTTGGAATCAGTAAAAACTCGGAGTGGACAGAAGATGAGGATATTTATTTAGAGTATTTTGTTTATGAAAACGACGACAATATTAGCAAAGCTGCCGAATTTTTAGGACGTACAAAAGATGCAGTTATAAACAGACTAGTGAAGTTAAGAAAAAGAGATTCTTCAGTTTCTTTTATTAGGCGTCCGTGGACCAAAAAAGAAGATGAGATACTAAAAAATAATTATATTATTATGTCGAATGACCAATTAGCTGAACGATTAAGAAGAACAAAAGCCTCTGTAGCGGCAAGAAAGGTACTGTTAGGACTGACAAACAAACACATGTCTAAAGAAGATGACAAAATGATTCGTCATCTTGGAAATCAAGGGTACACAATCAAAGAGATTTCAGCAGAAATGAATTTGTCTTATTGCTTAGTTAAAAACTATATAAGAAATCACAGAATCAATTATAGAAGGGAATCAAAAAACGAGATAAATGGTTGGCGAAAAGAAGCAGATGCGACCTATTCGCATTATATTAACTCTAAAAAAATCAAGGAGGAACAAGCATGAGATTTAAAAAAGGCGATAAAGTAGAGTTTATTTACGGAGGAACATTGACACAAGGTGTAGTTAATGAAATAAGAGCAACTAATCATGATATATCCTATCAAATTGTATATTTCGGAGGTGAGAAGAAAATTTGGTTTGCTGAACGCGAATTACTTTCTCCTGCTCCAGTTTTAAAAGTTCCGCAATGCGTAGCTGATTGGTATGAAAAGTATAAATGCGCTTTAGAGTACAGTATCTGGAAATATATATATGAGTGGGCTGATCAAGACTATGAAAGTGATTTTTATAGTTTCATGAATCATGCGTGTAATAATCCAATTGAAACGCTTATTAAGATGAAATACGGCTACGAAGTCGAGAAAGAACCGCTTTATTGGGTACAACTTATCGAAGGGGCATCTGGCTATCTCAATGTACGAAATGACGGGATTCAGTTTATAAATAGTAGTGGTCAAACTGCTGAGCTTAAAACACGATTCACAGAAAAAGAAATAAAAGCAATGGATAAAGGTGGCGCTTATTGGCAGTTTGCTGTTCCTGTTGAGGATTTGGAGGGTGAGGACAATGAGTGAAAACTTGTATGCAATCAAGCGAGATGGCTTTTACAAACATTTTCCTCACGGTCAGTATGATGCTTATCTGTCGAAAGACTGTTTATTTGTAAAAAGAGAAACAGCAGAAAATAAATGCGCTTTAAATAGTTCTGACGAAATAGTAGAAGTCAGTTTAGTAGAAGTGGAGGGTGAAGCATGATGACAGTAGCCGAGTTAATAGAGGAACTAAAAGAACTTCCAGCAAATGCAGATATTTTGCTAACCATCGGATGGAATCACTCGGAAATAGAAGAAGTAGGCTGTATCGAAAATGAACGTAACGTTTATATAAGCGGCTGGTGAAGTGGAGGGTGAAGAAGAATGAGATCATTTGATGTTTCTACTTATTTCAAATCTTTTGTGGATGATGATAAGGAAGCGTTGGAATTGTTGAATGAATACATCATCAGAAGTAATAAAAGACCAGTTTCCGTGCAGTTTCAAGTAGTACATTATCCTGAGGCAAATCGTGATAGAGTTTATATCTTTGCTGAATTTGAAAGGATGGTGAAGCATGAGAGGCATTGAGTTTAGAGGAAAAATAGTTGGCGCAGAGGGATTTGTTTATGGGAAACTCCTAGCTCCTCTTGCATCAGGTAACGCATATATTGCGTATGACGTTAATGAGGTAGGAAGTTTTGTATATATATCTAGAAGTGAAAAAGTTGATCCAGAAACAGTTGGTCAATACACAGGCTTAAAAGACAAAAACGGCAAGAAGATTTTTGAAGGGGACATAGTTATCAATTCTAAAGGACAAATAGGGTATATTGCTTTCCTCATTCAAGAAGCTGGTTTTGTAGTTGTTCTTAAGAATTCAGACTATAGATTAGGTCATAGAAACACTAATGAGTGCTACGAGAGAGCTACGCATCATAAAATTATAGGAAACATACACGAAAATCCGGAATTATTGGAGGGAACGGAATGAAAAAATACGAATTAAAATTGGGTGGTCGAAACTCTGGAAAAACAGTGAAAATTAATGAAGAAATAGCACGTGTCAAAAAGGACTTGATTTCTAGTACAAAAGCATTTCCGATAATTAGAGGATACACGCAGGAAGAAATCGAACAAATGGTGAATGCGTTGAAGAGGGAGGACGAATGACAAACTATTACAGCATTGAAAAAGGTACAAAAGCATATGAGTATTTAGACAAGACATACAATCAAGATACAGACGCCTTTTTGAATGAAGTTACTGAATTGTTAGGATTTGAAGCAAGAGGACATATAGCTATTAACAGAACGCCTTTAATTATTGCTAAAAATTCACTTAAAGAGCTTAAGCCAGAGTGGGTGCCGAAGTTCAAAAAATATAAAAGCGATTGGATGACTCCAAAAACGTCATTCAAGGAGCTAATCAATGCATATGAAGAACTTCGACAAAAATACAACATGGATATGACATTCAGAAACTTTAATATAAATAACGCTTTAGCAGGTAAAACAGAAGTTATCTATGACTTTGATAACTCAGGGTTCGTTTATTTTGAATCTGATCGAAAAATATTAAAAGAGGATTTTAAAGAAATAACGGATATTGATTATATTAAAAGAAATTTAGAATGTGCAATTTGGAAGAAAGAGAGGGAAAACGAATGATGAATCGTGTAGTGTTTGTAGAAAAAAAGGCAGATAATATCTGCCTCAATTACCAAACACGGTTGATATAATAATTTTACTGACTAATTCAGCTATTTTTGGATATTTTCCTACTAATTTGTCAAATCGGTTAAGAAAACCAGGTTTAATATCTTCTGTCTCAAGAGTCTTTATTAACTCTGTTCCTTCTTTTTTGTCAGTAGGGTCTTCAATACTTTCAACAAGTGGCTTTAAGTCTTCGATAGTAATATTGGAGAAGTAATTTGTAACAGAGTTATTATCGCCAAATGAAGAACCATAAACATTGTTGATATTGAATTGATGTGTAGGCATTACTATTGATTCATCTCCTTTTTCAATGAAATTTCGACCGTTACGAGTGACAAACGCTGATGGGTGTAAAGCAAATCCTCCGTTCATATATGGAATAATTAGCTTTTGTTTCTGTGATTTATATGACAGATAACCTTGATATTCACAATCATTTAATAAATCCATCAAATCACTTCTTGATAATTCAGGAAAAGAATTATCTTCGTGAAAATGTTTATCTCGTATTTCAGTTAACACTTTTTTGATTTGACCATCATAGTTTGGTGTAATCATATTTCTAATCATCCTTTTTACGTTAAGTATCTCACAACAGGTTATTATGTGTAAAGTTAAAAAGTTTTTAGAAGTAGTAATAAAAAAACAGGAGGTATGAAAAAATGACAAAACAAATCATCATTAACGAAGCAAACAGTTTGTTTCACAGAAAAAGCAAAGAATTGAGTAGATCAATCATTAAAACACCAAAAGACCTAGAAAGATTCGCGATTGGTTTGGATAAATTATCGCAAGATATGTGGGACTATAAAAATGAATTGGAGGCGATTAAATGAGTATTTTTGCTGGCGATAAGATAGAGGTACAGGATCGAAGTGGTGTAGCTGAATTGTGTGTTGATGGTGAGCAGTTTCATGTTCTGATGAATAATGGTGGTCTGCTAACTGTTGAAGATGAAGACGGATTTTCATCCTTTAACATACCAGCAACCCAAGTCAAGAAAGTGAAAGTGAATAGTGATGTTAAATTAATAAATGAGCTATATGACCAATCAGATGCAGTAAGTTTTAGTATATATAATGCAGATATAGATAAAGCTAAGTTGTTTGTATCTAATGTAAATAAGCCACAATTTGACGAAAGAAACAATGTGAAGTGGTATTCTGCATCAAAAGATAAAATAACCGCAACAGCATTTTTGAAAGGGGATGATTAAAATGTCAACATTATATTCAATTCAAGGGAAATATCAACAGTTGTTAAATCTAGCGGAGCAGCTTGATCCGGAACTATTAAAAGATACACTTGAAAGCATTGATGATGAATTAGAAACGAAAGCTGAAAACGTAGCATTTGTTATTAAAGAGCTAGAAGGTCAATCACTTGTTTTAGAAACGGAAATCAAGCGATTGTCGGAACGTAAAACAACAATCAACAACAATATCAAACGATTAAAACAATCCCTACAGGACGCGATGGAAACTGCCAACAAGCCTAAAATCAGAACGAATCTATTTACATTAGGAATCAGAAAAAGCCCCCCTAGTGTAGCTGTAGAAGACGAGAGCAAACTGATTGCCTACTTGGTTGAGCAACCGAAAAAATTAGATAAAACAAGATTAAAAGATGATCTTAAAAAAGGTATTGATGTGCCTGGAGCAACACTCATTCAAACGGAACATTTACGTATCAGTTAAAAATAGGGAGGGATTTCATTGTTAGAAATAAAAAGCGCATCAACTTTGCAAGATGTAAATAAACTCAGACTTATCTATTCAGCGCCGGGCATAGGAAAAACAAGCACCATTAAATTTTTAGAAGGAAAAACATTAGTAGTTGATATTGATAGGACCACCAGCGTTTTGAAAGGTCAAGAAAATATTGATATAGTCACCGCTGATACAATGACACCATTTATTACTTTTCCACAACTGTTAAAAGAAATTAATGATAGTTATTTAAACAACTATAACAACATTGTAATTGATAACATATCAGAGCTTGAACGTTCTATTTTAGCGCAGCTTGGTAAAGAAGGGAAAAATAATCGTGTTCCATCTATGGCAAATTATCAACAAATGCAATTCATGATGATTGATGCCATAAGATATTTGAAGTCATTTGGTAAAAATATTTTAATTACTGCATGGGAAACATCTGACCAGTGGCAAACGCCAGAAGGACAAATTTACAATCGTTCTTATCCACAGATTTCTAATAAAATATTAACAAACGCGATGGGGCTATGTGACGTAGTAGCAAGATTAATTTACGATTCAGAAGAAGAAAAACGCGGGTTTATTTTACAACCAACCAACGCTGTATTTGCTAAAAATCAAATTGATAGTCGAAAAGGTTGCAAACAAGAAGACCTATTCAAAATCGGTGATATTGATGCTAAAGCTTAGAGAATATCAACAAGAAATTATAAACGATGTAAAGGGGGCTTTTTTACAGGGATATAATAGACCGTGCGTCGTTGCTCCCTGTGGATAGGTGCAGGTAAATCGGTTATTTTATCGGAAATAATTCGTATGACAACACATAATAAAAACCATGTTCTTTTCCTAGTACACCGAAAAGAGTTGATTGACCAAATCAGAAACACACTCATTATGAGTGAAGTGGATATGAGTTTCGTCAAATTGGGTATGGTTCAAACGATAGTTAGACGTCTAAACAAAACTTCGGAGCCTTCGTTAATCATAATTGATGAAAGTCATCATGTGTTAGCAAATAGTTACAAAAAAATAATTCATCACTTTTCTAAAGCGAAGGTCGTTGGATTTACTGCAACGCCAGTGAGGATTAATGGAGGTGGTTTAGGAGATATAAATGACACATTAATCGAAAAAGTTAATGTGAAGTGGTTAATAGAAAATCAGTTTTTAGCACATTATAAATACTATGCTCCTGAAATCGTTCAAACAGAAACATTAAACGTTAAACGAACTGGTGAGTTTGATATGACTGGTCTTGATGATCAATTCAATAAGAAAATGGTTTGGGGCGATGTCATACAGCATTATCAAAAATTAGCTAACGGAGAGCAAGCAATTCTTTATGCTAGTTCGATATATCAAAGCGAAAAAATGGCAGCTAGTTTTAATGCAGTAGGCATTTCATCCGCACATATTGACGGTAAAACACCTAAACTCATTCGAGATGACATCATAAAACGGTTTCGAGAAGGAGAAATAAAGGTCCTTTGCAATCTTGACCTTATTGGCGAAGGCTTTGATGTTCCGGATTGCTCCACGGTGATTATGCTAAGACCTACACAATCATTATCATTGTATATTCAACAATCCATGAGAGGCATGCGTTATAAACATAATAAAACAGCTATCATCATCGACCATGTAGGTAATGTAAAACGTTTCGGTCTGCCAGATATGGAACGAACATGGTCCTTAGCACCTCGTAAAGGAAGTAATGCAACAAAAGCAGAGGCACCTGTGAAAATTTGCAAAGAGTGTTTTATGACAGTTAGCCAGACAGCAAAAAAATGCGAGCATTGTGGACATGAATTCAAAGTGGAAGTAAAACCAATACAAATCGATGAGGGAGCAGAGCTACAAGAAATAACCGAAGCCGTTTTTAAAGTAAATTATAGCAGTCCAGGCGAATGTAAGAATATGAAAGAATTATATGAATATGCAAAAGAACACAATTATAAAAATGGATGGGCATTCCATCAAGGAAAAGCACGAGGATTTATCAAATAAAAAAACGAAAGAAGGAATTTAAAAATGTTTAAAGTAGATCATAATGATGTTTTCACAAATGGAGTAGAAAATGGTACGTACGAGGTTGTTTTATATAATGCAAATGAAGACGCAACAAAAAATGGTGCGGAGTTCATTAATATTGATTTGATTATTCGTAACGATGTAAATCAAAAATTTCAAAATGCGCATATTTTTCACAGAGTATGGAAAGCAAAAGCAACAAATGAATATAGTCAAACGGCATTAAATACGATTGCGAAAGCTATCCAACTTCCAAATGGAAAAGACTATAACACAGTAAACGAACTGCTACAAGACTTGTTGACTAAAACCTGCCAAGTTACAGTGAAAAACGAAGAATCTGAATATAATGGGCAAATTTATAAAAATCTAAATGTAAAAGCATGGGCTGAAAGCAAAATTACTGGACCTCTACAACATGTGTTTAAAAAGAAAGAAAACGAACCAACACCAGTAGTAATAAGTGAAAACGATCTACCGTTCTAAACAATGAGAGGAGCGCACAAACGTGTACGAACAAATTCCAGACGAATTAAAAAAATTAAAACAATGGTGCGCTTTTCAACTGGTTTGGGATGAAGAGCGCGGCAAAAATAAAAAGATACCAATGAACGCAAATACTGGAGCATATGGTAATAGTGTAGACGAGCGAACTTGGGCAGATTTTGAAACTGCCCTTGCTTCACTCGAAAAATATCACTTTGATGGTTTAGGATTTTACTTCAAGGCGCCGTATTTTGGCGTGGATATAGACGACATAAAAGACGATATTCAAGATTATTTATATGGAAATACTGAAAATATTGCTGGTGAGTTTATTCAAACGTTAGCTAGCTACACTGAGTACAGTGTGAGTGGGACAGGTATTCATATTATTGCAAAGGGCGATTTCCCGGAAGGTGGTCGGCGCAAAGGTAATATTGAAATGTACCCGGACGGTCGGTTTTTCGTTATGACTGGTCAAGTAATTGATAACTACAGACAAGTCAATGAAGCGACATCAGCAATACAATACTTGCATACGAAATATATTGGGACAATTGAAAACACATCACTAACTAAGCATCAAAATTCATCAAATGATTTGTCTGAAAGTGAAATATTGGAAAAAGCATATAATAGCCAAAATGGTCCATACTTTAAAACATTGTACGAGGGAAATTGGGAAGCATATTACGCTTCGCAGTCAGATGCAGATCTAGCTTTTGCAAATATGTTAGCTTTTTGGACAGCAGCAGATTATGACAAAATGGATACTATTTTCCGAGATTCAGGGTTGATGCGTGATAAATGGGACCAAAAACGAGGGCAAAACACTTATGGACAAATAACATTAGGTAAAGCTATATCAGGTTGTTCAGAAGTTTACTCGCCTAAACAGAGTGGCAACAGTTACAATATCAACTTAAAGTCGCGTAAAAATTGGGCGCAATTATTAAATGAAAGACGTAAAAAAGAATTAGAAAAGCTAAAAGAAGAATGGTTAATAAGTGGTGGGAAAGGAAAACAACCAAGCGTTATATCACCAATTGGTTGCGCTATTATACTGAAAGAATTCTTCCGTTTCTGCCTATTTAATATGAATGAAAACACTCGATTAGCTATGTATTTAGAAGAAGATGGCATTTGGACACAAAATGAGACTTACATTCGACGTTTTATCGGATTTTTAGAACCAACACTAAATGCAAATAAAGCGAGTGATGTTATTTATCATTTGTGGAAAGGTGCCGAAGTAAAAGAAAAAACAGTATCAAAGTATCTTATACCAGTTAAAAACGGTGTATTCAATCTTAAAACAAAGAAATTAGAAGCCTTCACGCCTGATTATGTATTCACTTCCAAAATAGCTACGCCATATGTTGCAAATCCACCGAAACAAAACATAAATGGGTGGGATGTTCATACATGGCTGGATGAAATAGCATGTGGTGATGAACAAATAACATCACTGTTGTGGCAAGTTATCAGCGCATCCTTGAACGGAAACTATTCACGAAAAAGTTCTATTTGGTTGCTAGGCGATGGGAATAACGGTAAAGGGACTTTTCAACAGTTATTGCGTAATTTAATCGGAAATTCTAATATTGCAACACTAAAACTGCCGCAATTTCAAGAACGTTTTTCCTTATCTATTTTAGAAGAAAAAGTTTGTTGCATCGGCGACGATGTACCGGCTGGTGTGTATATTGATGATTCTTCCAATTTTAATTCTGTTGTAACGGGTGATGAAATTATGGTGGAACAAAAAAACAAACACCCATATAGTGCAAATTTTCATATGACAGTGATTCAGTCCACTAATGGTATGCCTAAAATGCGTAATAAAACAGATGGAACATATCGCCGTTTTATTATCGTTCCATTTAAAGCTAATTTAAAAGGTGGAAAAGACAATTGGAAGATTAAAGATGAATATATACAGAATAAAGAAGTATTACAATATATTTTATTTCATGCAATCAATATGGATTTTGAACGATTTGTTGAACCAGATGTATCAAAAAAAATCATGGAGGAATATAAATTAGATAACGACCCGATTTTAGATTATTACGAACGTATTTTTAAAGAATATAAAAGTACTAGAATTCCACTTTATGTTGTGTACGAGTTTTATAAGTATTTTTGCGAATCAAATAATTTAAAACCAGTTGGCGATCGTTCGTTTTATAAACGTTTTGGTGAAATTCTTTCAGAAGAAGGTTGGGAAAAAGGTAAACATAAATTAAGCGGTAAGTTTGACCCCGCAGATACTCCAACAGGAATTCATCCTTACCGTTACCAACAACCAAAAGATTCCGTCACTTATGTGTGTTTCATAAAGAATAATACATTGAAAGTCGTTTGATTTTTATAAACAAAAGTTACCGAAAACACCCAAAAGTTACCGTAAGTTACCGTAAATAAAATTTGGGTAACCGCGAAAAACTAACAGCCTCTAAGCGTTAGGGAGAAAAGTTACCGAGTTACCGTTTTACCTCAACTCTTTATACTATTTATAAAAAAGTAAAAAATATAAAGAGTTGACATCTTTCGGTAACCACGATAAAAAACGCCGAAACAACTAGAGTTGCAATTGATTTCAAGGTTACCCATTACGGTAACTTTTCATTTTCGGTAACTTCGATTTTAGGAGGTATAAAATGACAGCAGAAATGGATATACAGAATTCTATACGCTTAGCCTTAGCAAAAAAAGGACATTATGTTTTCAGAGCCAATGTGGGAAAAATTAGAATGCCGAATGGACGTATTTTTGACACAGGTTTGCCAAAGGGTTTTCCAGATTTATTCGGTTTTCGCGGGACGGATGGAAAAATGTTCTTTATTGAAGTGAAAAATGAAATCGGGAAGTTAAGGCAAGAGCAGAGAAACTTTCAACAAGCAATGGAAATTACACCTGCTATATGTGGAGTAGCTAGGAGTGTAGAAGAAGCATTGAAGATTGTGGAGGGATTAAAATGAAAAGATTTCTTGTTATATGTGGGAATCAAGCAGAAACTAAATATGAATTTGAAGAATTTATACAAAGTAAAGAAAAATATGTTACGAGTGTAAATAATAATGAATTTATTGTTGAATTAGGAAATGAGAAATATATATTTACAGACCTTGGTAATTTAAAGAGTTTCTCAAAATTGAAATTTAATGGTTTTGCAATTGGAAAACTATTATCTAGGAGATATAGTCCTGGAAAAATTGAAATGTTGTTGGATTTTTGGAGGAGATAATTTTGTTTACCCATATTCGAAAATTGATAAGCAAATGGAACGGTAATCAAGATATATATATTGAACAAATGAGTCGTGAAGGAACAATCCAATTTAACAAGGAGGAGACTATGAAACTATATCATACAGAAACACAAGAAGAGTTTGATGCGTTGATGGTGTACGTGGAGAAAAAAGGATATGAATGGAATACAAAAGAAAAACCTACAGAATACAATTGTTGGAACATTTTTAAGAAGGAAACTGTAATAGTAATAGAATATGATATTAATTTAGGTTTTGCGTCAAAAGAATATTGTGAAAGAGTATATCCTGATACACCAATCAAAAAATACAAAGTGAAACAAGACGAAGTTGCAAAGTATCACGATGACACTGCAAATATCGCGAAGGCAATGTCTGCCATCGGAGTATCTATGAAAAACGATAATAACGACAAAGTAAATAATCCCGCGCATTATACAACAGGCGGTATTGAAACACTTGACTATATTAAAGCAAAAGTAAAGGATTATCCGAGTTATGTTGCTGGGAACATACTTAAATACGTTTCGCGTTATGAACACAAGAACGGCATTGAAGATTTGAAGAAAGCACAGTTTTATTTGAATGATTTAATTAACTGGATGGAGAGTGATTGAATGTCAAAACGATTACGACAAGCGCATTATAAATTAATTGAAGATGAACTTCGTTACTATCATTCTACAAAAAAAGAAATACTAGAAAAACGTGCAAACATCGTCATGGGATCAGTACACCAAGAATTCAAAGACGAAAATCAAGGCGGTGGTTCATCTGGCCAGATATCAAATGAAGTGGAACAACGTGTGATGTTATTACAAATGGATAGGGAAATACAAAGGATGTCTGATACTGTGAGAGCAATTGAAACAGTATTGAATACTTTGTCTGATGAAGATAAACAACTTGTACAATTCAGATATTGGGATAGGAGTAGACCAACATGGTTATGGATTGCATGTAAGTTGAATATTAGTGAAAGCACAGCAAAAAGAAAACGGAAAGAGATTATTTATAAAATTGCTGAAAGACTAGGATATTAAAAAGTTGACCCGTTTATGACCCGTTTGACATGTTTTTCCATGCTAATATTATAGAGTAGAGAAGTGAAGATGATTACAAAATAAAATAATATATTAAGTCTGCACTTCACTTCTCGTCTATAATCACATGATGATGATATAGCAGGAGGTTGCTATGTTGCCGGACAGAGGCTTTGTATCTGATCGTTGGTCCTGATGGGAGACGCATCCCATTCCAACTTCACTGGTCCCAGCAAGAGACACCTTCTTGTTCAATCTCAATACTCGTGACGGAATAGGTAGACGTTAAGCCTGCATGGTCTGGTATATCAAAGGGCTGATTGCAACCAATTGCAAGGTACAAATCCTTGCCGAGTATATAATATCCAGTCTCATGCTGTACGCAGTATGTAGATACCTCAGCCGAATCGGTAAGCACTAAGCATATTAAATGAGGAAACAAAAGACAAGACGAAGACGTTCGTCACCGTAGAAGTCAGCTGGTTTCATAACTACGGATACATAGAACAATGAAGTCCAGTACATTGCGTGCTGGGCTTTTTAATAGGGGTGGATTAATGCTAACACAAGCAGAACGTCATACATTCTATAAGTCAAAGGCATGGGTAAGCATACGTAAAGAAGTATTAAAGCGTGACAACTATGAGTGCCAAGAGTGTAAGAGACAAGGCAAGGTGTTTACTGATTATCATGACCCAGACAAGCACAAAAGACTCGATGTGGACCATATCAAGGATTTAGAACATCATCCTGAACTAGCGCTTGATATAGATAATCTCACTACTCTGTGTGTAAAGTGCCATAACAAAAAACATAATCGCTTTCAATTTAGAAGGAAGATAAATAAATGGGTGAATGATGAACGATGGTGACACCCCCGGGTCAAAGGTTTGCACTTTAATTTGGCTCTGGGGAACGGTGTGGGGGTCTTCTCCGCAGAAATATTAAAAAGTCTCATGAAGGAGGGAGGGTTAAAAGTGGAATATAACATAAAGAAATTGGAAAAAGAATTGTTATCAAATATTGATACTACTAGTCAGAAAGAACTTGAAAAAGTTAATCGTTATATTAATTTAATACGTATATATTACGAGTTAGACAACAGTATTGAAATTGATGGTGCTGTTGTTGTTACCGAAAACGGCTCGCAAAAATTCACGAAAACTAATCCAGCAATACAAGAAAAAAATCGAATCAACACTTCATTATTATCTATTGAACGGTCTTTTATATTCAAAGGCGAAAATGATAATCAAGATGGTAGTGACTTGATATGATATCAAATAAACACGTTGATAACTATATACAGTCGTATAAAAGTGGAAAAATACTACTCAATAAAGAGCGAATCGATCTAATAAATTACTTGCAAGAACATGTTCTTAGTAGAGATGATATATATTTTGATGAGACGCAGATAGAAAATTATATTGCTTTTAGTGAAAAATGGTACTTCCCTTTGGACAACTGGGAAAAGTTTATTGCACCATTTATTTTTTTATATTTTAAAGAAGACGATGAACTTTTTTATGAAGAGTTCTTTATAACCCTTGGTCGCGGTGGTGGTAAGAACGGGTTTATAAGTACATTATCAAATTATTTTATAAGTCCGCTACATGGGATTAACAATTACGATGTTTCGGTAGTAGCGAATTCTGAAGACCAAGCGAAAGTTAGTTTTAAAGAAGTATTTAATACAATAGACGGAAATCCTAAATTGGAAGGCAGCTTTGACGCGTGGAAAGCACAGATTATTGGCAAAGGAACCAACAGTGTTTTTAAATTTCAAACGTCAAATGCAAAAACTAAAGATGGTGGTCGTGAAGGCTGTGTTATTTATGATGAAACACATGAATATGAAGATAGACAAATAATTGATGTATTCTCTGGAGGACTTGGCAAAGTCGCAAATCCCAGAGAATTTTTTATTGGAACTAATGGATTTGTGAGAGCGGGGTTTTATGACAAGTTGGAAGAACGTAGCAAAGCAATTCTAAGTGGAGAAAATCTTAACGATCGCATGTTTCCTTTTATTTGTAAGCTAGATGATCCAGAGGAAGTTAAGAATGAAGCTATGTGGGAAAAAGCAAATCCTGCTTTTGAAAAGCCTTTAAGTCCTCGTTCTAAACGCTTACTAAATAAAGTTAGAAAACAATATGAGGCATTAACAAATAATCCTAGCGGTAGAGAAGCGTTCATGACTAAGCGAATGAACCTTCCAGAAGTAGATTTGGAAAAGGTAGTAGCCCCTTGGAAAGACATTCTCGCAACTAACCGGGAAATGCCAGAACTGCAAAACCGAGCTTGTATTGGTGCATTTGACTATGCAAGTGTTAAGGACTTCGCGGCTGTTGGATTGCTGTTTCGTGCAGGTGACGATTACATTTGGAAAACCCATTCTTTTGCTAGAAAAGGATATTTGGATATCGCAAACCTTAAACCACCCATCAAAGAATGGGAAAAACAGGGATTATTGACCATTGTAGATGAACCTACGATCAACCCTCGTCACGTGGTCAATTGGTTTGTTGAAATGCGGGAAACATACGGTATTCAAAAAGTAATCGGAGATAATTTCCGAATGGATCTCATGCGTCCGCTGTTTGAAGCAGAAGGATTTGAACTGGAGATAATTAGAAATCCACGTGCAGCTCATAGTTTGCTCGCTCCGCGAATTGAAACACTATTCGCTAATCATCGTATTGTGTTTGGAGATAATCCGTTAATGCGATGGTATACAAATAATGTTGCAGTGAAAATCAAACCGGATGGAAATAAAGAGTATCTTAAAAAAGACGAGCATAGACGTAAAACTGATGGATTTCAGGCTTTTGTCCATGCTCTTTGGCGTGCGGATGAAATAGAAGATATTGATGTAGAAGAAGTATTGAACATGCTTAACGCGATTGCGTTTTAAGCTGAATAACTATAGACCTAAATGTTTGGATATGGTGGAAAGTGCATACTTTCCTGCTAGTTCTGCAGTTACTAACAGCGAAGCAGAAGCAACTTTGTCAGCTATTTGTTTTACTTTTTTCCATGATTCGTTGTCTCTGATATTATCTAAAAACAGATGACCTTGCCAGGTAATGGATTCTATTGAAACATCGTAATTAGAACCCGACTGTATGAAAGTTCTAGTTGTTAAGAAACCAGCTTCGCTTAACTTTTCTATACAGTAGTTTACGTCATCTGAACCAAATTGCTTGTGTGCATTAAAGTCTAACAATTGATCATAGGCTAAATATCCACCATAAGGCATTTTTTCTTCTATATCTAGCATAACTTGACGAACACAGTCTTGATTTAAACGCAATATAATCACCTCCCTATTTTAAGGTGATTATAGCACAAGGAGGTGATAAATTGGGACTCTTTACAGAACTGTTTAAAAGAAACAAAGAAATTGAGTGGATGTGGGATTTAGACTTTTTAGAGGACAAAACTACAAAAGTATATTTAAAGAAAATGGCTTTAAATACATGTGTAAAACATATCGCGAGAACCATTGCAAAATCTGATTTTAGGTTAAAAAATGGAGAAATTAGTGTGCGGGATAAATTGTATTATAAGTTAAACATTCGTCCAAATACAGATATGAGTTCGAGCTCTTTCTGGGAGAAAGTGATTTATAAGCTAATTTATGATAATGAGTGTTTAATTGTCCTTTCAGATACAGACGATTTTTTAATTGCTGATAGTTATGTGAGAAACGAGTTTGCGTTATTTCCAGACATTTTCGAAGGAGTTACAGTGAAAAATTATTGTTACGAGCGAAAGTTCAGCATGGATGATGTTATTTTCTTAGAGTATGGAAATGAGAGATTGTCGGCATTCACGGATGGGATGTTCGAGGATTATGGAGAGTTGTTTGGAAAAATGATTCGCGCACAAATGCGCAACTTTCAAATCCGTGGAGCTGTCAACTTCAAAATGGCAGGCGTTGCAGATAAAGATAAACAAATAAAGCTACAAGAATACATTGACAAAGTCTACGCCTCGTTTAGCAACAACGAAATTGCGATTGTTCCTCAATTGGAAGGCTTCAATTATGAAGAATTTGGAACAACCAGCGTGAATAATAGTCAAAGTTTTGATGAAGTTAAAAAGTTACGTAAAGAAATGATTGATTATGTGGCTAGTATTCTCGGCATTCCTTCTTCTTTATTGCATGGTGACATGGCAGACTTGAGTAACAATATGAAAGCTTATATGGAATATTGTATTGATCCTCTCACTAAAAAGCTAGAAGACGAATTAAACGCTAAATTATTTACTTCCAGTGAGTTCTTAGCAGGTGAACATATCAAAATCATACACAAAAAAGACATTATAGAAAACGCAGAAGCTGTAGATAAGTTGGTTGCCTCTGGTTCATTTAATCGTAATGAAGTTCGAGAATTATTGGGCGCTGAACGAGTAGATAATCCGGAATTAGATAAATATTTAATTACTAAAAACTATCAGTCAGCTGATGAAGGAGGTGAGAATGAATGACGAAAATTGAAGTCAAAGGTCCTATTATTGGAAATGATGACAAATGGATTTATGATTGGCTGGATATGGAAGCTACGTGTGCAAATGATATCAATGAAGCCTTGGTAAATGCGTCAGGTGAAGTTGAAGTTTGGATAAATAGCAATGGTGGAGATGTGTTTGCTGGTAGTGAAATTTATACAGCATTAAAATCATACAATGGCAATGTAGTTGTAAAAATTGTTGGAATGGCGGCAAGTGCAGCATCTGTAATTGCGATGGCTGGAAATGAAGTATTAATTTCTCCAACTGGTCAAATGATGATTCACAATGTTCAATATGGTGGGAGAGGTGATTATAGAGAGTTAAAAAAAGCCTCTGAAATTGCTCAAAATGCTAATATATCCATTGCTAATGCTTATCAGCTGAAAACGGGAAAAACATTAGAAGAACTGTTAAATATGATGGGGGAAGAAACATGGCTAAATTCTCAACAGGCTGTAGAGCTAGGATTAGCAGATGGTGTGATGTTTCAAGAAAATAGCGAAACGCCAAAATTAGTAGCAAGTACAGGCGGCATGTTACCACAAGCTACATTAGATAAAGTTAGGGGACTGAAAGATACTAATGGTAAACAATCAATTTTAGAAGTATCTTTATCAGCGGAACAAATTCAAAGCATTGTAGAAGATGCAATTGCAAAATTAAAAAATGAAGTGATACTTGATGGGAAAACTTTGGATCGACATATCACTGAACAGGAAAAGAAACCAGAAGAGCCAGAAATGAATGGGCTAAAACGGTTTCTTTTTTAATACCCAAAAATAGGAGGAAATAAATTATGACTATCAAATTAAAAAACAACCTTGTAAATTATGAGGAAAAACGAACAGCTTTTGTCAATGCTGTTAAAAACGAAGAGACACAAGAAATTCAAAACAAGGCTTATGTGGAAATGGTAGATGCGATGGCTGCTGATATTATGGACCAAGCCAAGAAAGAAGCACGTCAAGAGGCAGACCAGTATATTTCAGCTAGCCGAACAGACAAAAATATCACGAATGAAGAAATTAAATTCTTCAATGATATTAATAAAGAAGTTGGTTACAAAGAAGAAACATTGCTACCACAAACAGTCGTGGATGAAATTTTTGAAGATCTAACAACTGAACATCCTTTCCTTGCATCTATTGGAATGCGCACGACTGGTTTACGTACTAAGTTCTTAAAATCCGAAACTAGTGGCCTTGCTGTATGGGGCAAAATCTTTGGTGAAATCAAAGGACAATTGGATGCTACATTCAGTGAAGAAGAATCTATCCAGAATAAATTAACCGCTTTTGTAGTAGTTCCTAAAGACCTTGAAAATTTTGGACCTGTATGGGTGAAACGTTTTGTAGTTACTCAAATTGAAGAAGCGTTCGCAGTGGCGTTGGAAAGCGCGTTTATTATTGGCGATGGTAAAGATAAACCTGTTGGTCTAACTCGCAAAGTTGGAAAAGGAACTAACGTAGTAGATGGTGTATATCCAGAAAAAGTTGCATCCGGAACACTGACATTTGCTAGCTCTAAGATAACTGTTAATGAATTAACAGATGTATATAAATATCATTCCGTAAAAGAAAATGGCAAGCCGCTAAATGTAGCTGGTGAAGTTACGTTACTAGTCAATCCTACAGATGCATGGGACGTTAAAAAACAGTACACAAGCTTAAATGCAAACGGTGTGTATGTGACTGCGTTGCCTTACAATTTAAATATCATTGAATCATTATTCGTTCCAGAAAAGAAAGCTATTTCTTATGTAGCAAAACGTTATGATGCACTCATTGGTGGAGCCTTGAATATTTCTACTTTTGATCAAACGCTTGCATTTGAAGATCTTAACTTGTATGCTGCAAAACAATTTGCGTATGGTAAAGCTAAAGACGAAAAAGCTGCCGCTGTGTGGACATTAAATATCAAACCAACAGATCAAACTCCGGAAGGGTGATTGTAAATGGCTAAATTTGAAGTATTAAAGAAATTCAAAGACAAAGAAACAAAAGAAGTATATGAAAAAGGAACCGAAATTGAATTGACTGTAAAACGTGCAGATGAAGTCGCTGACAATTTGGGAGTTTCTTTTTTAAAACGACTGGATGAACCAAAAAAAGATAAAAAAAAGTAGGTGCTGTACATGGAAGTATCAGATGACCTTCTTAAAAAATTTAAAGAGCGTATGCATATTTCTCACAATAGCGAAGATAGCAATCTAAAAGAGTTGCTATCTTTTTCTATTGCTGATTTACAAGAAAAATGCGGGCTGTTTAATGTAGATGAACACTTTAGGGCAAGAGAATTGGTCATTGAGCGTACTAGATACGCGTATAATGATTCGATAGAATTCTTTAATGAAAACTTTCAATCACAAATAACTAGCTTAGGCTTCTCTCTCTATTTAGTTGAAAGTGGTGAATCTGATGAAGTTTCAGTTTAAACCTCAAAAAGTTCAGAGTGGCGATTTACGTACTCCGGTTGTTTTTTTTGAATATCAGCCGGTAAATGGTCCTGAACCAGGTGAAATAGAAAAAGTAAATCTATTCGAATGTTTTGCAGAAGTTTATAAACCATCCATGAAAGATTTAGAAATTTTACATGGCACGGGAACAAAAGAAGCTGTCACAATTAATATTCGAGACACTAAAGGTGAGTATACAGTTAGTAACAAACATTATGTAGAAATATTAGATTATCGCTATTTGGGCAAAAGATTTAATGTGATTAATGTTAGCCCAGACTTGCAAAGTAATAGCTTTGTAAATGTGCTTCTGGGGGTTCAAACATGAGTGTAGAAGTTACTGGAGTAGAAGAGTTGGAAAGACAGTTAGTTAATTTATTTGGACGAGAAAACTTGCCACAATTAGTAGACCCTGCTCTAATTGCAGGCGCAGCCCTTGTTGCAAAAACACTTAAAAGTGAATTTGTTCAATTTAAAGATACAGGTGCATCGATTGATGAGATTAATATAGAAAAACCTTCGTATGACAAAGGGGTAAGAAGTATAAAGATTGACTGGAAAGGTCCTAAAGACAGGTACAAAATAATTCATCTCAACGAATATGGTTATACAAGGAATGGTAAAAAAATCACACCATCAGGAACAGGTAGTATTGCGAGAACACTAAGAATATCAGAGAGAGCTTACAGGCAAATTGTACAGAAGAAAATAGGTGTTAAATTATGATTGATATTTTGAACATCATATATACGACATTAAGTAAAAACGATATCATACACACTACTTGCGAAGAGAGAATAAAATATTATGATTTCCCAAGCACGGGTGATTCTAACAAAACTTTCTTGTTAATCATTCCTTTAGATGTTCCAGTACCAACAAATTTTTCTAGTAACGAGGCTATGTGGGAAGATTTTTTAGTACAAATCGATGTACAATCTGACAATAGATTAATTGTTAAACAAATACAAGAAGAAGTTAGAAAAGAAATGAAACAAATAGGTTTTGGGCAACTCGCTGGTGGATTAGATGAATATTTCCCAGAAACAGGACGGTTTGTAGATGCACGAAAATACAGTGGATTGCCATATAAGCTATATCAATAAAAATAATAGGAGTGAAATAAATGATTACAACAATCGGATTTGAAAAAGCGACTTTTGGTATTTTTGATGAAAAAGACGAAAAAGTAACAAAAAAAGTAGAAGTAAATGGTAAAAATAAAAAAGGTGGTACGGTTGAAGCGGATATTTCTGGTCTTGATGCAGAAGCTATCAAAGTTTTTGCATCAAATGGTCCATATTACATTTCAAAAAAAGGTTCTGGCGATGTTAAGCAAACGATTGGCATTATGGAACTACCTTTCGAATTAGGACAAGAGTTATTAGGTCGTCAAAAGAACGCAGATGGTATTGTAACTGTAGGGAAAAACACTGCTCCGCCATACGCTTCATGCGTAATGGAAAGTGAAACATTGCGAGGGGAACCGGTATTCTTTGCTTTACTAAAAGGAAAATATGGACAAGATGACGTTAAATTAAACACATCTGAGGATAAACCAAAGGAACCAGAGGCAACTAGTCTCACTGGCGAATTTGTTTATAATGACGCTGGGGACGTTTTTGCTATGGCTGTGGGCGAAGAATTCCGAGATAAAATTTATAAAATGGCTTTTCCTGGTTTTGTTGAAACACCAGTAGTACCGGAAGGATAAAATATTTTAAGAGTAGGTGAACTCCTACTCTTTTTTTATTGACAAAAATTATAAAAAAGGTGGAGAAAACATGATTAAATTAGAAATTTTTAACAAAGAAACAGAAAAGAAAGAGCTTTATGAGAGAGGAGATACCTCTGTAATTGAATTAGAAGACTACTGGAAAATGCAAGAAAAAATTAGAGAATACATTAACACTTCTGATGATCCTAAAAGAACGATGATTCTAGAAATACAGTTGAAATTCATAGTTAAATTATTTAACGACAAGAATTTGAGTGTGGATTTTCTTAAAAAAAATATTCCTTCAAAAAAATTAAACGATACTTTGGTGTCTGTCTTTCGAGAAATTTCACCAGAAGAGTATGATGTTGAAGATGACGAAGACGAAGAAGCAAAGTAATAACGCTTACCGAGTTTTTGTCCGATCTCGATGCAATTAGGCGTTACTGCATGAAAGAATATGGCTGGACAATTCGAGAAACGGACGATCAAGAATACAAAAAGTTATGTCGTCTGATAATCGAAAAAGAAGAAGCAAAATCAGAAAACAACAAAGTTTCACTTGTTGACTTTGTAGCACAATATCAAGATGTCAATTGAGGAAGGGGGTAAATAATGAATAAACTTCAAGGATTGTCGATTAACCTAGACCTTGATGCTACTAGAGTGGACGAGGGAATGAAAGGGTTGAAAAGGACTCTCGGTTCTGTGAATAGCGAAATGAAAGCAAATCTTTCAGCTTTTGGCAAGGGAGAAAAAACATTATCTCGTTATGAAACAGAACTGGATGGACTTAATAAAAAGTTATCTGTTCAGAGCAAAATGGTTTCTCAAACTAAAAACGATTTTAAAGATTTAGAAAAACGAAATGCTTCTTTAAATGGAGAGTTGAAAGAGTCTAATAGAACGTTGACTGAGTCAAAAAAACGTTTTGAACAGCTTTCTAAATCTGGTAATGCAACTGAAAAAGAATTAAAAGAAGCGGAAAAAGAAGTCAACTCAAATCAAAAAGCATACAACAAACTTAACAAAGAACTACAACAAATGCCAAAAGCTTTATCAGCTGGACAAAAAGCAGTAAATAATGAAGTTGCAAATTACAATAATTTGCAAAGAAAGATTGATACTACCACAGAATCTTATAAGAAATTCAAGAGAGAGCAAGCTGTTAAAAGCTCACCGTGGGGCGCAGTGACTCAAGATTTAGACAAGTATCAAAAAAAGTTAAATGAAACAGGTGATAAGCTTGTTGCCTTTGGAAAAAAAGGCAGTTTGTATATGGCACCTGTTGCGCTTGGTTTAGGTTTTGCTACCAAAAAAGCGGCTGATTTTGAACAACAAATGTCGAATACTCTTTCTGTTATGTCCCCTGGCGAGGTAAATCAATATAAAGATGCATTAAGAGAACTCGCTATTCAGCAAGGTGCAGATACGAAATACTCTGCTTTAGAAGCCGCACAGGCACAAGAAGAACTTTTAAAGGCAGGTCTTTCAGTAAAAGATGTTATCAATGGCGGGCTTTCAGGTGCGCTTTCATTAGCAACAGCGGGTGAGTTAGATTTAGCTTCAGCGGCAGAAATCGCGGCTACAGTTTTAAACGCATTTAAGGATGATAATTTAAGCGTGGCGGATGCGGCAAACATTTTAGCTGGTGCGGCAAATGCTTCTGCCACTGGTGTAGAAGAAATGAGAATGTCTCTACAACAAGTTTCTGCTGTTGCCAGTGGTGTGGGGCTATCATTTGACGATACATCAACAATGTTAGCAGTATTTGCACAGAATGGTTTAAAAGGTTCGGATGCAGGTACCTCTCTCAAAACAATGCTACAAAGATTACATCCTACGACCAAAGCGGCATGGCAACAATTTGATGCTCTAGGTTTAAGTATTGTGGACAATGAAACTGCCATGAAAGTTTTGAAAGAAAATGGTGTAAAACCGCTTTCTAACGACACGGATAAATTGATGGGACAAATTCAAGATTTAGCTAAAAGTTTAGCAGGTCCAAAAGCAAGCGCTTCTAAAGTTAACAAGGAATTTGAAGAATTAACCGTTGCCACTGGAGCGGTTCACTCTGCGTTTTACGATACGAATGGGGAATTGAAATCAGCAGAAGAAATATCTGGTTTATTGCAAAGTAGCCTAAAAGACTTAAATTCTGAACAGCGTAGTGCGGCGCTGGGCGCTATGTTTGGCTCCGATGCAGTTCGTGCTGGGAATATTGCTTATCGTGAGGGCGCGGATGGAATAAAGAAAATGCGTACTGAAATGGGAAAAGTAACTGCTGATGATGTAGCAAAAATGAAAATGGATAACCTGAAAGGTACTATTGAAGAAATATCTGGTGCAATTGAAACCTTCGCAATAAGCATTGGAACATCGCTGACACCTGTATTACGTGGTCTAGGAAAGTATATTCAAAAAGCAGCTGATTGGTTCAATGGCTTAAATGATAATACAAAAACAATAATCGCTACTGCTGGAGTTGTTGCCGTGGCAATTCCAATAGCTGGACTAGCATTTGGATTTATCGCAAAAGGAGCAGCTGCAGCTATCTCACCTGTGAAGAAACTAACAGCCGCGTTAGCAGAAAACTCGGTTGTTGCCGGAACTAATGCTGCTACTACTCAACTTGCTGGAAACGCTTTGCCAGTCGCTGGAGGAAAAGGTAAAGGCTTCTTGGGTAAAGCTGGCTCGCTTTTTAAAGGAAGCAAAGGGGCAAAAGCATTATCTACAGCTGACATGGCAGGCGATATTGCGAGTTATAGCAAATTCGGAAAAATCGGGGCTGGTTTGAAAGGCGTTGGAAAGGCATTACCTGGTCTAGGAATTGCATTATCTGCAACACAACTCATTGGTATTAATAAGAAAAATGCTGGCGATAAAGCTGGTAGCGCTGGTGGGAGCTTAGCTGGCGGGGCAGCAGGAGCCGCTATAGGAACAGCAATTGCTCCAGGAATTGGAACAGCTGTAGGTGCGGCAATAGGAGGTATTGCTGGAACTAAATTTGGACAAGCGTTTGGAAAAAAAATACAGAAGGAAATACCTGAATATAAAGCTAAATTCGATTTAATTTGGGAGGCACTTTCATTCTCAGCAAAAGAGCATCCTATACTATTGAATCCAGTTAATCAAATTAACGATCAAATTAAAATGGTGAAAGCAGGATATGCAGCTATTAAAGATGTATTTGCTAATCCTTTAAAAACGGATATCTCTGGAAAGGGTATTAGTAAAGACACAGCAAAAAATGTAAATTCTTATAAAACTATGTCTCAAAATGCAATCTCTGAATTAAAGTATTTGGAAATGTCAGGAGATGTAATCACTAAATCTACATCTGCTAAAATTAGCAAAAATTATAATGGGATGGTTGCACTTGTAGAGAAATCATTTGAGAAGACTAAAAAAAGTTCTGATAAGAATTTAAGTATTTTGTCAAAAAATAGCATGTTATCAGAAGCCGACATAAAAGCGGTTAAAGAGAAACAAGCGAAAATACAAAAATTGTCATTAGATGAAGTGAAGAAAAACAACGAAAAAATACAAAAATTAAATAAAGACATGGCTGCTAAAAATGCCGCTATTACAAAGAAAGAGAAGGTAGATATAAAAGCTATTAATGCAAAAGCTGCTAAAGAAGGTAGAGTCTTAACAGCTTCGGAAGAACAGCAAATCACAAGCATCAAACGTAATGCTGCAAATCAGAGAAAAGCTAGCAATCAGACCTATAGTAATCAAATACAAACAATTTCTAAAAAGCAAGAAACTGCTGTAGTTAGTTCTTTAAGTAAGTCTGCAAAAGAACAAAAATTAATATTAGGGAAACTGAAAGATAGTAGTGGGAAATTAAGTACAGAGCAAGCTTCAAAAGTCGTAAAAGAATCTAAACGTGCGAAAGATGGTGCTGTAAAAGAAGCAAACAGTAAATACAAAAAAGTTGTTGCCGCTGCTGATAAAGAATACTATGTGAATGGAACTATTACGAAAAAGCAGCATGATGATATTGTAAAAAAGGCTAAGAGTCAAAAAAATAAAACAATTAGTGAAGCAACAAAAATGCACACAGGTGTTGTTGATCAAGCGAAAAAACAAGCTTCTGGACATTTGAGCCAAGTGGACTGGGAAACTGGTCAATCATTGTCGAAATGGGATAATTTTAAAGCGGGGCTAGCGAAAGTAGTTAACTCTGTTACCGGCGGAATAAATAAGGTATTAAAGTTTTTTAGTTTACCTACAATTCCTGAGTGGAAGCCTGCTGGTTATAATAATAATACTAAAAAGTCAAAAAAATCGTATAACAAAAGGACTTCATATGGAAGTAACTTAGCGATGGATTACAAGGGTTCTAATAATGCGTCCGGACAAATTATGGCTGGTGAAGAAGGATTTGAGATTGCATATAATAAACGCAAAGCACAAGCTCAGATTTTAGGTGCAAATGGTGCGGAGATAACGCATGTTGCGCCAGGCACAAAAATTTTGAACCATGCAGATTCGAAAAAAGTCATGCAAGGCGGACTTGGTAAAACATTACCTGGATTTGCAAATGGTAATTCAACAATCAATGATTTCTTAAGTGATGCTTGGGATGGGACAAAAGCGGTAGCTGGAAAAGTAGTTGATTTTTCTAAAAAAGCCTTTGATTGGGCAGCACATCCTATCAAAAATTTAAATAAACTTTTTGGTGGCGTATCTGTTGGCGTTAAAATGGGGAACGATGGTAATTTAGGCTCTGACATGCTGAACTATTTGAAAAACAGTATCGGCGCACCTTTGGAAAAAATGCTGTCTGGTTTTAAAGAAACGGCGCCAGTGGCAGGACCGGCTGGGAAAGGTGCTTCGGCGTGGTCTAGTGTTATTAAGAAAGCGGCTCTAGCCATGAAAGTGGATTTGTCCGGTGGTGAATTAAAAGGCATTATTGCACAAATTCATCGTGAATCTGGCGGGAATGAAAAAATAACTCAGTCATCTGCTGTTGTGGATGTTAATACATTATCAGGTAATCCGGCTAAAGGGTTACTTCAATATATCCCACAAACATTCAATGCATATAGAATGAAAGGTCATAATAATATTTTTTCTGGTTATGACCAGTTACTGGCATTCTTCAATAACTCGTCGTGGAGAAACGACCTTCCATACGGAAAAAGAGGCTGGGGACCACGAGGACATCGTAGATTTGCTAACGGTGGTTTTGTAAACAAAAATGAAATGATAGAAGTTGCTGAGAACAATAAGCCAGAAGTAGTCATACCGCTTACTCGGAAAAATCGAGCAGTTCAATTAATCAAAAAAACAAAAGAAATCATTGGAATGAACGATGGAGGAAGTGTTGTTGTCAATAGTCCTGACAATTCTGACATGATTTTATTGCTTCAACAGCAGAACCAGATTTTAATGCAACTGCTTCAAAAAAATAGTGACGTGTATATGGACATAAATAAGGTCGGAAGTTTAGTAGAACCTGTAATTACAAAAACGCAGAACAATCGTATAAGTAGAAAAGACCGAGTTCAGGGGGTTAGAACGACGTGACTAAAATAGGATTTACGTATGCTGGAATCCATAGTAATGACATTCCAGCAGTTGTTAATAGTATCAAAAGAAATGCAATCAATATTACTGAGAATATCCAAGAAGTACCTGCCAAAATCGGTGGGTACTTTTTTGGAAATTCCATAGGTACTAGAAGCTTTGACATTAATATTACGCTTATGGGAAAATCAGAAACTGAACGAGTGGAAATAGCACACGATCTTAATAATTTAATCATTCAAACTAATAGTTTTGAAAGCGAAATAATCTTTGATGATGAACCGGAATGGATTTATTACGGTCATTTTGCTCAAATGGCAGAGTTAACGGAATTACAGACAGATAATTATACAACAACCATTACATTTATATGTAGTGATCCTCGTGGATATGGAGAACAACAAGAAATTAGTTTACCTGAAAGTCCGGCTATAATCGAGGTGGCGGGTTCGCAATTAACAAGTCCAATTATTCATGCGATAGCAACCGACGATTTAACTAGTCTATCATTTGCAACAGATGATGATTATATATTTCTAGGGGCTGATATTGACCCCGATACAGGACAAACAGCTGTGAAAATGTATGAGAACGTGTTGTCCGATAGAGCAAATGACATGACGTTGTGGGATGGTATTGGGCAAAGTAATATTACTTGGGAATTAGAAAATGGTAAACCTGCAAAAACAAGTTCATTTAAACAAACTATAAACACCATTCGCGTAAATTCTTATGGAGCTAAAACTGAGACTGTGCCATACAAATCATGGAGAGGTCCTGTAATGAAACGAATGTTGACGTCAGAATTAGACAATTGGAAAGTCACCGCTCGATTGGCAAATATTACTCAAAAATACCCACGCGCTAGAACAAAAATAGAATTGTATTTGTTAGACAAAGATAGCAAACGCATGGGTAAATTTATGATTAAAGATGCCCAAAATGGGAGAGCTATGAATTTGGGACTAGAGATTGGGAGAACAACGAAAGATAGATATCTTTTTGCTGCAACTGAGGGGAAAGTAGTTAAGAAAAAGAATACGAAAGTGGTTTATTCAAAAAAAGTACAACAAACAGTGAAGTATACAGAAAAAGGTAAAACAAAGACTAAGCAAGTTTGGAAAACAATAAACACAACGTATGAAGTTGGAAATAACTATAATGAATTTTCAGATGCGTACTTTAACCTATCTATTGAAAAGCGTGGACAGTTGTTTATTGCGGAAATAGTTAAATTGAATGATAAAGGCAGTCAAGCTTGGAAACGAACCTATAAATGGAAAGACTCAAATAACAAATTTGCTACTAAGTTAGCAGGCATCGGAATTTACATGGCAAAAATGGATATTCCAGAAGATTTTAATAATCAAACTTACAAAGACAATGATGTTGTTTTTTGTGACTTGGTTGTACAAAAAGTTAATCCAGAGGCAGATATTAAAAATAATCCAGAGGTTATTATTCATAAAGGTGATGAAATTATGATTGATTGTGAAGCTGGGGTCATAATGAAAAATGGTTCAGTGTTCATGGAAAATTTAGCAATCGGAAGTTCATTTCCTTCGTTTTTTGGCGGCTATCAAACTCCAGTGGCTTTCAGCGAAGGAGCGGAGTGGTCCATAGAATATAGACCAACGACATATTAGGAGAGGAGGTATAGAATGTTAACAATTCTAAATAGACAAAGAACAACTGTAGGCGTGTTATCTAATGACATGCCTTTTTCGTGTCCTTTTTGGGATGATGAGAGAAATGAGAAGCTTGAAAACTTTGATGACACATACACTGTTACCATCCCCGCAGAACATGAAATGGCTGAATATATTCACGAAGGTAATTATATTTTGTTTGAAGACGAACAAGCTAAGTTACGATTATTTCGTATTTATGAATCTGAAAACGGGTTAAATATGCAAGGACGATACATCAAAGCAACAGCAGAAAATGCATTTATTTATGATTTAAATGCAACTATTATATCAAATAAATTACTAACTGATATAAGAGCTGATATGGCGCTTGAATATGTTTTACAACAGACAGGATGGTCAATTGGTAAGAGAGAATTTGTTGGACAAATACGTACTATTGAATTTGCAGACAATATAACAGCTCAAGCTGGATTACAACAAGTTATTGCAGAATATAAAGCAGAAATTGATGCTTACGTAGAGAGCTTTGGTGGTCAAATCATTAATTATAAATTTGATTTAGTTGACGAACGAGGCAACAATACTGCGAAACGATTTGAGTACGCAAGAGACATTCAAGGTCTTAAACGAATTACAACTGATAAAACGATGTACACTGCTCTTATCCCGCGTGGTAAAGATGGTTTGACAATTAAATCAGTTAATAATGGTTTAAATTACATTTATGATGATGAAGCGAACTGGCTGTATAATGATGGCAGAGAATATTTAAAAGGTGTCATAACAAAAGATACAATAACAAATGCGCAAGCTTTAAAAGATTGGGCGATACTAGAGCTTGAAAAAGTTAATCATCCTTTATCTACGTATGAGGTAGACGTGATATTACTAGCAGAGATGTTAGGCTATCAGCCACACCAAGTCACACTTGGAGACACAGTAAGAGTAGTCGACTTGGACATGGATATAACTTTATCTGCAAGAATTATAGAAAAGACAACTTCTTTTAGTGATCCGTCTAAAAACAAGGTTGTACTTGGTGATTATATCGAATTGGAAAACGTCACACCGCTGGCTATTTGGGAACTTCAAGCGCAAATTGAAGAAGCTAAAAAACAAATAGAAGAAACGAAGACGTGGAAAGTAGAATTATTTAGCACTAGTGGTTCTACTTTTAAAAACAATGCTGGCACTACACAACTTATTGCAAGAGTTTACGATGGGAAAACAAACATAACGAATAGTATTGAGCGTGGTGATTTTATTTGGGAGAAGATAAACAATGACGGTACACACGACTTAGTATGGGAAGACGCACAGATAGGCGTAGGTAATGTTGTTAATATTTCTGGAGAAGACGTTTTTATCAATGCCACTATTAGATGTTCGGTTAATCAAGGAAGTGAAGCTAGCATATTAATGATTAATGAAGAAGAAAGTTATATGTATGCTGAACTTCCACGCGAATTTCCTGCTGGGATAGAAGTAAATTTATCGGTTATGCAGTGTGCGCAAATAGACGTGGAGAGTGGTTATATATACTGGTCGCAAGAATATTACGGAAGTAAAAAAAGTAAAGTCGGTGGTCAACAATCATACAACATTTATAGAACTACACTTGATGGTACTTTCGTCGATATGATGTGGGTTCTCGGCGGAGGACATGGGACTATGTTTGGTGTGGACACTTCGTCTGGTGAGGCGCACATCTGGTCTTATTATGTAACACCATTGCCCCAAGCAGAGAAGGCGATTGCAATGTTTAAATATGTCCCTTTTAAAGAACAATTTTACGATGAGTCAATGGCATTTAAACTTGAAGCGCCTGACGGTTTCCGAGTAACATACGATAAAACAAGCGACTATGTAGTTATGAGTCCAGGCGTTTCCAATTTAAGTATTAATGTTTTTAAAAAGTCTGATTTATTTGCCGGGAAAATAGCTCCTTTATATACATTTAGGACAAAAGACTGTGGATTTACAACTACTTTATATACGTTGCAAGGAATGCATGTAATGTTTCCATACGCGTATTTGTCAGCCGGAGGGAGTTTTACAGGCACTGATAAAAATCAAGTTTGGTGTTGGGATATGATTAATAATAGTTTAGTTTATCATCATGTTTTTCAAAAAAAATACTATCCTGCACAAGGTTCAACTAACGAATGCGAAGGAGCGTATCCATTTCTTGATGCAAATGGCAAGCGAATGATGCAGCTAAATTTAGGGCAAGGAGAGGCGGGCAAACGATACAATCGTATTTATGCTATGCCAGAAGAAAGGATGTTGGATAATGACAATTAGAGCAGCAGCGGAAATAACATTAACAGATATTAACGATGCAATAGTAGCTGGTGAAGCACCGTTAAACCCGACCACCGATTTACTGTGGATGGATAGTAGTGTGACACCAAATGTTTTGAGAAGGTGGGATGGAGAAAAATGGGTGAGTCAAACATTAGATATTAAGGAAGCAGATCCAGAAATTAACGAAAAAATAGAAGAGGCGATTACCGTTGCGAACAATGCATTGATTGAATCAGTTAGTAATCATAAACCGGTTTTTGATAAAACTCAGCCAAGCGCTCCAGTCGAAGGTGACACATGGTTTAAAATAGACGAAAACACTAAAACAATTGTTGGTGTTTTTACTTGGAACGGGAATAGTTGGGTAGAATTACCTTTGGATTACAACGCGTTGCGTGTGGGTAAACTTTCCGCTATCACTGCCGAGCTTGGTGATGTGAAGAGTGGTAGCATTACTGGTGCGGAATTTATTCATAACATAAATTACAAAGATAGCGACGATAATCTTTACACTGGAACTGTCAAAATGAATGATGACGGGTTCAATTCAACTTCATATTTGCCTACGGGTATAGGGTCGGCAGTATTAGAAAGCATCATCAGTACATTAGGCGGATACAAAGTTGCGCAGAAACTAATCGATGTTGCCGGGGAAAGTAGCCTAGGAAATTCTATTTTAACTAGTAAATCTCTGCAGTTTAATGAGAATGGAAATATTAAGCTTTCAATTGATGCAGATTCGTTTTATTCAACATCCTGGCAGAATCTAATATTGAATTCCGGATATTCAACAGCGGAAAGTAACACACCTCAATACAGAGTCGTATGTGTTTTTGGAATCAGATTTGCTATCTTCCGCGGCCAAGTTCAAAAATCAACAGCGTGGACTGCTACAAATAATGCTTTCGCTTCTGTTCCTTTTGAGGTCCAAACAACGAAAACCGCGATGGCTTACGCACCAACAAACAAAGCGAGTGGTGGGCGTGTTCATGCTTCATCAAGTAACGCGATGGGATTTATACCAGCGGAAACGAGTATTACTTATTTTGCGTTAAATCAATTATTTTATGTTTTAGATTAAAGCCAATTCGGCTTATTTTTTTTATGTCAAAAAGTAGGAAGTGGAGTGAATGAAAAAATGGTTGATCAATTTAAAGAATCAATTATTGAATAAGAGCTATAAAGATGTTTTTAGTATTCTTTTTTCTTTACAAGTATCTCTATTCAGCTTTGCGACAGGCGCATTTTTGATTATCAGAGGTGATGCAGTTGCAGAAGGAAGCGACACGTATAAATTGATGGATGACTTGATGAATATGGACACATGGGGACTATTCTTTATAGTCAGTTCTGTGTTGATTTTGATATCGATATTTCAAACAAGTAAAGCAAAATATATCAATATGCTGATTGGGGGGATCGTAGGAGTATTCATTTTGTTTCTTTACGCATCTGCTAGCGCAGAAGGTCAGTCGCAGTGGTTGCTCCCAGTTCGATACGGTTTGAGCGCTTGTTTTAATTTATTCATCGCTGGAGTGGGAGGTTTCGAATTGTGGAAGCTGAAAAACAAGTAGGATATGTGACGAGATTAGAATTACTAGAGCATGAAAGCAAGTTGAAGATAGATGTATCAAAAGATATTGAGAAAATAGAAAACAAAGTTGATGTGTTAGGTGACGACTTAAGCGACTTAAAAGATATTGTTATTCCGCTTTCGATATCACTAGATCAAATTGCAAAAAATACAGAGAGAACAGCGACAACATTAGATCGCTTTGCAAGTGATACAACGATTCATTTACATGATCACGATATCGAATTAACGGAAATTAAAGCAAAATCGGAGAATGAGGAAAGGGCAAAAACAAAGGCAAAAACAAGTGACGTTGGCGTGACTGTCGCAATAATCGGTCTTATTGGAGCAGTGATTACAACAATAATTACAATTGCTCCGATGTTGTGGAAATGAAAAGGAGGTGAGGAAAAATAATGAAAATTAACTGGAAAGTAAGAATGAAATCGAAGGTTTTTTGGGTGTCAGTTATCCCGCTAATTCTGGTATTAGTACAGCAAGTACTTGGGTGGTTCGGCGTAACAATTCCTGCTGACACTATCAACAAAGAAGCGCTAGATATGATTAACAGTGTATTTCTATTGCTCGGTGTGTTAGGAGTAGTGAACGACCCCACGACAAGCGGCACAAGTGACAGTGAGTTAGTTTTGAATAAAAATAAAAAAGTAGAGGATGATAAATAATGACAAGTTATTATTATAGTAGAAGTTTGGCAAATGTAAATAAGTTAGCAGACAATACGAAAGCGGCAGCTAGAAAATTGCTAGATTGGTCTGAAAGCAACGGGATTGAAGTGTTAATCTACGAAACAATTAGAACGAAAGAACAACAAGCCGCAAATGTTGCTAGCGGAGCGTCTCAAACAATGCGCTCTTATCACCTGGTAGGACAAGCATTAGACTTTGTCAAGGCGAAAGGTAAAACGGTCGATTGGGGCGCTTATCGTTCAGATAAAGGCAAGAAATTTGTGGCAAAGGCCAAATCTTTAGGTTTTGAATGGGGCGGTGATTGGTCTGGATTTGTAGACAATCCACACCTTCAATTTAATTATAAAGGCTATGGGACTGATACTTTTGGAAAAGGAGCTAGTGCTAGTAATTCTTCTAAACCGAGCGCAAATGCGAACACAAACAGTCTAGGATTAGTAGATTATATGAATTTAAATAAACTAGATTCAAGCTTTGCGAATCGTAAAAAACTAGCAAATCAATACGGAATTAAGAATTACAATGGAACAGCAACGCAGAACACAACATTATTAGCGAAGTTAAAAGCAGGAAAACCACACACACCAGCAAGCAAAAACACATACTACACAGAAAACCCAGGAAAAGTTAAAACACTAGTACAGTGTGATCTATACAATTCAGTAGACTTTACAGAGAAGCATAAAACTGGCGGAACATTTCCGGCTGGCACAGTCTTCACGATTTCGGGGATGGGGAAAACGAAAGGCGGGACACCTCGCTTGAAGACGAAGAGCGGTTACTATCTCACTGCCAACACAAAGTTTGTTAAAAAGATTTAGTTTGTTGCCCTCGCTTCTTGCGGGGGTTTTTTTATTTAAGGATACTTTTGCGATACTTTAAAAGCTAATAAATAAGCTAAAATGAATATGACATCATTTTGTAGCTGTTAAGCGCTGTTAAGCACGTATAAAAGCATTTAAAAGCTGTTTAAAGTGATTTGAATTTAAAAAAAATGTTTACTTTTAAGCTAAATGTGTATAATATATATTGTAAGGACTTAAAACTTGGAGGGATGAAAATGGCAACTACAACTATAAAAAATACAGCCTTTTCGTTTAATAACCAAAAAGAATATAGCGAATTCATGAGTAGAATTGATAGGAAAGCAACAACTCTTAATAGTAATGTTAGGAAGACTAAACACAACCTTAAAGCCATCAAAGAGATAAAAATAGATGGTGAAACATATAAAGTTTAATGGAATTAAATGTAGAGATAAAGAGTATCTCAGGACTAACAGATACGGAAAGACAAGAAGTAATGAAATTTTCGTGTGGAAATACTGATATTGATCTATATTTACATGAGGATGCTCTCGAAGATTATATTTGTAATTTAACCCGTACGTTTGTACTTTTTATTGAAGGTACAGTTGCAGGATATTTTACATTAACATCTGATAGAGCGTTAATTACCAGAAAATCTGCACTTTCCCGGAAATTACCAAGTCATCCACACTTTACAGTTCATCGCGACTCTATTCCCGCCTTACAAATACACCATTTTGCGATTGGGGAACCTCATCAAAATAAGGGGAATGGTGTTATATTAATGAACTATTTAATAACCTTTATAAAGATTAAAATTTTACCAAATGTAGGCGCTACTTTGTTAACTGTGTATTCGCTCAAGGAAGCCGTTGGATTTTATAAAAAAATAGGTTTTGAAAAAACTGGCTGCCATTCGGATGTTAATGTTAATATGGCACTAGTAATAAGTGAAGTACTAGACGATTAAAATTAATAAAATCTTAATCACCCTAACCTCAACGTTAGGGCTTTTTTTATGCAAAAAAACACGCTAAACATAAGCTTAGCGTAATTGTTATATCAATTCGTTTTTCTTCTCTTTTAACACAGTGATAGCATTTTCCAGTGCTTTTCGAACATCTTTTTCTATATCTACATGCGTTTCATTTTCAAACCTATTAAATGTAAAAGGAAGCACTTCAATATTCGCACATTCAAACTCTTTAATTAAGCAGTACAACTCAAATTCTTGTGCAGGAAATGACAACTTATACTTATCTAATAAGTGTTTAAATCCAGCAAGATCGTCATAACTTTTTTCCAATTCTGCTAGCTCGATGAAAACATCAAATGTAGATATTCCTGCACACATTGAGAGTGCGCGCAAGAATGAAACAGAATACTTGTTTAACTCTTTTTTATTGTAATCGTTCAATGTGTTTTGCGAGATACCAGTCAGTTTGCTTAACTGATACCTCGTTTTACTGTGTTTTTTTAAGAATTCATCTAATAGTTTTATTGACATATTTTTAGTTCAACTCACTTTTTATAATTACTTCTTGTTTATCGTGTTTTTCCTTATCTTCATCTGTAGCTAGTTTAAAATCATCTTCATTAGTTACTACAAAGTTAATATAATAAGTTTCATCTTCAATATCCAAACGTGTCGAGTGAACTAAAGTTTCATCTAAATATAGCTTGTCATCATCGAGCAGGCAAAGTGCTACTGCATACGCTTCATTTTTTGTAATAACTAAGTAGTCAGAGTCATTAAGTAAATCCTGCGAAAACGCTGGTGTTTGTTCTAATTCTTTACTGATAATTGCTTCAAATTCATTCATCGCGTCATAATATCTTTTTTGTGCTGTTGTTATTGTCATTTTAATCACATTCCTTTTCTATAATATAATTTTAAGCTGCTGTTTGTGGAAACAAGTCATTGTGTAGTTTAACTGCTTTCATTGCACAAGCCCAAACACTTAAGCCGAAATGCTGTTTAGTTTCATCTTTTACACTAGTGAATTTTTCATCATCTGAAATATTAAAACGTAATCCTAGTTTTCTTTCAGCCCAATTCCAAGCTTTAAGTTCTTCGCTTTTAGAGATGTGTTTGATCTCTTTTTCTACTTCTTTAACTTCTTCTTTTGCTTTAGACCAAGCGGCTTTTAAACATACGGAGAAAGTTTTTTCTTTGTCTGTGTAACTTACCCATTCGATATCACTTAACCAAACATTGCTATCAGTGAACCAGTTCCAAGCTTGTTTCATAATTTCTGCCTTGTTAAACATTGTGTATTCCTCCCGTTCCTTTACTATATATATATTATACTACGAATAATCGTAGTAGTCAATAGTTTTATTAAATTTATTTTAAAATAAAAACCCCGAAATTTTTCATTCAGGGCTATTGTCTAATGAAATTATTTCAGTTTTTCTTTGCTTTATTGCAATTTCTAGTTCTTCCAAGTCTTCTAAAGTGGCTTTTTTCTTAATAAAAGATCGCGCAGCTGAACGGCTTTTTAAATAATTTGCATGTTCTTTATTTTTATCTTGCCATGCCTTATTTGCTTTCAACTGCGCATCAGAGGTCGTTTTTTTCGTCATAATTAATCACTTCCTATTTTTTATTAAATACACTAAACAAGCTAATGTAGTCAGTATAGCAATGATAGTTAATGCTGTGTTCTGAAAGTAACTAGCGAGTCCGTTAACACAGATAACAATTAATATAATCCAGATATATTTATTCATAATTTGTGAAAGGCATGTTATAATTTAATAGAGGGAGGGGAATTTCACCCCTCTGAATTTACTTGTCCTTGTTTTTATCTTTCTTGCGTAATGTTATCAGCGCTACTGCAAGAGTGATAATTTCGAGGACTATTTTTATTTCCTCTAAAACATCCTTCACTGTCTCAACTCCTTTCTATACTTATATTATAATACATGTATTATACGAAGTCAAACATTATTTTATTTTAATCCTATTTACCGCTTGATTTTAAGAACGTTTGTTCGTATAATGTTAGCAAGAGGTGACGGAAATGTATAATTTAATTGATGATATTTTAGAACATTCAATAGTATTAGCAGATGCGTTAAAAAGAAATTGGTCAATAGAAGTACTGTTTTTAAAGAACAATCATCATGTACGCTATAAGTATGTCGTGCCTGTTTATTTGGACCATGAAAGAAATATAGTTCAATTACAGCGCTTTGACGAAAGAATAATTGACATTAATATAGAAGATATTATTTTTTGCGAGGTTATGACGTGAGATTATATAGCTTTAATGATTTTAGATACATCTGCTATATTGAGGGAAAGAAGAACGCTGTTGAAAAGTTGTTCGCAGAGTTGCTTGAAATAAAAAAGTTAAAAGCTTTTTGTAGAAAAGTAGACAAGAAAGATATAGATTTAAAAACTATTTATTAAGAGTATTTATTTCAATGTAAAAACAAATAATATTTACAAACACATAAAACGTTTGTGGCAAAATTTGTGGCAAACACATTATAAATTGCTATATATCAACGTATATTAATCCCTCTCAGGACGTAAATAGCTATATTAAAGAAATCTCTAAAACGTTGAAAAACCTTGATATTAAAGGTTGGATGGATGTTTTAGAGATTTTTTTATATCTTATAATATCTGTTTTATTCCGTATTTTTCATGACATTTATGACAAAATTTGTGCTATTTCCATCCATTTTTAATGTGAAAAAAGCATCTATTTTAGTTTGATTATGTTGATGCAAATTAGAGCTTAGATTATTATAATATTTTAATGTTATTAATATCAGGTTGACCTCTCCTAAGTGTTAGACATGTTTCACCAGTCTCCATAGGAGTGTGGTAGCTGATTGCACAGTAATTATATACTTTACGTCAATATCAAAAGCAAGTCCAATTAAAATGGATTACCTTGCCCCGTAAATGACAACTTCTGAAAATAGGTAAAAGGAACAAAAGATGATGTAATTAGGGTCTAGTGCATTTGTGGTGAATTTAGGTTTTGATTATAATGAGAATCTCCGTTTAGAGGTTGTTCTTTTGAAAACGATAGAAGCAATTATAGGTATCGACTACCATATATTACTGAAAAAAGAGCTAGATTAAATAAAAAAATAATTCTAACATCATAGGAGGCAATTATGACTTTTTTAAACACCTTAAAATTAAATTTGGAAAATGAAAAAAAGAGAATGTTATCCGATGCTTTTATGAAAAAACAAGAAGGAATCATTGTAAACTATATAGTGACTTGCAGTAAGGATTCTGCTATTGGCATTAGTAAAAAGGCAATTGATATATTATTGATAATCAATGAAAATACATTTCCTGAATGGCCAAATGTAGATAGATGGCTTTCTATTTTGCCAAAATATTTTACGGATTCTTTTTCAAAATCAAAAATATTGCATAGTGAAGATTGGCTATTTGAAGAGTGGTTATACTGGTTTGAACCTGAAAATAGATTTTGGTTTTTAGGAGAATTAGATCCTGTTGATAATGAGCATTTGAAAATAAGCATAGTTGTACAAGAACACCCTTTTCCAGTAGAATCATTAGAAGTTCTACTTATGAAGCTAGGAACAAGCGAATTACATGAAATTGGTATGGAATGAGGTTAAATGTACTTTTAACGGATATATCTTTTACAATAGAGCTGAATTTTGTTAGAGTTTAAAATGAAAAAACAACTAAGTTATAACGAAAGGAGCTAACACTTGATGGAAAATTACGTATCAATAGTAAAAATCGAAAACAATCTTTCCGTGTGCTTTTACAACAGCTCGGATAAAGTAGTAGCAATCGCGAAGAAAATGAATGAAATTAACGAAGATGCTTATATGCATGGTTACAATTGGGAAGCATTTTTCAACTACTATTTACCTAAATATGCTCCAGATGTCTTAGAAGGAATGGGCTCTGATCCGGAAGCGGGAATGTATGTGGCGTATTACACGCTATCACCTGAAACTGAGGCACGAGCAGAAAAACTTGTTCAAGTAATTACGAATCTCATCGAAAATGAAGAACTACTTTATCAAATAATTGAAAATGAAGGCAATAATATTAGTTGGGATAATTAATCCTTTTTCTAAAAAATCCTTATCTATTTGTTCGTATAGTATTAGCAAGAGGTGAAGAACCTGTATAATATAATTGACGATATTTTAAAGCATTAGATCCTATTGGCAGATGCTCTAAAAACGTTAAACAGTAAAATAAAAAATCTCTAAAACATTTGAAACCCTTTGTAATTAAAAGGTGAATGTTTTAGAGATTTTTTTATCTTGCATTTCCCATTTGTATTCCGTTGTTTTTGTGGCAAATTTTATTAAAACTAGTTCAAGTAATTACGAATCTCATTGAAAACGAAGAACTACTTTATAAAATAGTCAAAAATTAGGACAAGCAGATTATTGAGATGATTGATCCTTTACTTTAATAATAATTTTTATGTAAACTCATCCCTTATTAGGTGTTCTATTGTATGACTTGAGAGTAGTTTTTTTTGAGAATTTCAAGCAATAAATTTAAATATATTAGAGAGTCTAAAATTAGCACTAATCCCTAAAAAGATATGAACGATATGTGAACGATGATACCAAGAAATGAAAAAATCTCTATACTATATTCAAATTGTAAGCTTAGGACTGCTATAATTAGTACTTATTGAGGCGATATAATGCCACATACATTAAATACAGAATAAACTCATTCTTTAAGATAATAATTACATCTAAGGAGACTAATCATGAAAAGAAAGATAAGTTCTATCATTGTAGTCGGGATAATGCTCTTTCAATCATTAACTACGTATCCATTTATCACCGAAGCCAAAGAAAATGAACAAAAAGAAGAAATAAATAAACCCTCAAAAATAACTAAGGGATTAACTAATTCCCTAAAATACACTAAGACAATTCTTGAAACAGGGGACACCTATGATAGTGTATTTCCTGACAGTGCTTTAGCTAAAGTAGTTGCTAAAGAAGCAACGGGGTCAGAGAATACAACTCAGCTAGTAACACAAGCAGACCTGAATAAAATCAAATCTCTCAATGGTTATAATAAAGGAATCAGCGTATTAACAGGAATCGATTTGCTAGTCAATGTGACAAGTATAAGCTTGAATAATAATCAAGTAACAGACATTTCTCCAATAGATCAATTACCTAATTTAGTAAGCCTATCGGTAAAAAACAATCAAATTAGCAGTCTTATCTTAAATGCGCAAAATCAACTCCCGAAACTAACAACCATTGATATTGAAAATAATCCTGATCTTAATACTATCGATATCCAAGATCAACCCCAATTGGTAGATGTAAAGACATCCGGTTATACAGGATTACGCAAGTTAACAACGGTAATTGCCAAAAACAATCCAGAATTAGTCAATTTAGGCCAATACACTATCCGAAATGTTTACTTTAGCCAGGTGGCAAGTTTAACGAAAGTTGAATTAGTCAATCTCCCTAAGGTAAGAAAAGTAAACCTTGAGAGGAACAGTATTAATGAGCTAAAAGTTACTGATTTGGCCATTGAAGATCTGCCATTAGGAGAAAATGAATTAACAGATACTGTATTCGATAACATCCAAAATCTGCCTAATTTAAAAACGTTAGACCTGTCAAAAAACCAACTAGAAGAAGTTGTATTAGACAAAACGGATGTAGAAAATCTACCCAATTTGATGACACTAAATATACAGCAAAATTTGGCTATAAAATTGATAAATGTTCAAGACCAACCCCAATTGGTAGATGTAAAGACTTCTGATTATAAAGAATTATCTGCGTTAACAACAGTAATTGCCAAAAATAATCCAGAATTAGTTAATTTAGGTTATCCCATTATGCAAAATGTTTACTTTAGCCAGGTGGCAAGTTTAACGAAAGTTGAA